TAGATCATGGCCAAAACGAAATGATGACAAAAAAGCACCAGATGATGGTGGCCGTCATTAAGGCCGCAGCAATGAGTGCCACGGCCCAGTCTTTCATAGCCCGAATATCTTTTTAACGAATTCGGCAGCCACGCCTGGTCCAAGCAAAACGGCCAAGATTGCTGCATAAAGCAAATATTCAATTTTGGTCATTCGTCTGTCGCCATCTTTCAAAGTGTTGGCAATAGAGTTATATCGCTCTGCACAAATGGCTTCATGCACCGCCAGGCGCTTGTCAGTGTCGGCATCCATGATTGACCTTAGATAGTGGATTCAACCCAGTCAGGATTGTGTGGCCATGTAACAGTTGCCCTGGCATCAGAGACAGTCGCTGGGAAGTCTCTGAGTGTCTGGCGATACGTTGCCCACTCAGCCTTCTTAGGAATGGTGCAATCAGCAATCTGAGTCCAGTCGCAGGCAAGCAATAAAGCATTGCGTGTAGCTCTCAGTTGTGCCATTGCAGAATCTTTAGCTGCTTGGATTTCTTCAGCACTCATGTCAGCTACTTGGACAACAGAAACAAATTCACCATCGTCATAGGCAGAGCATGAAACCAACTTCTGTGTCAGTCGGTCATGCGCTTTAAAGGCATTGACCTTCTTGGCATTGTTGGCAGTCAAGAATTCATCGCTTGGGCCATTGCCATTGAATGATGTATTGCCAAACAGTTCACGATAGTCGCCAACTGTAATGGGGCTAGTTAAGATTGCAATTTGCATGATGTTTCCTTAAATTGGGCCTGTGTTGGGGAATGCCGCAGTAGGCGGTGTGAACGTTGTGGTGTATCGGGCATAGCCTCTTGTGACTCGTAAATCATCAATGTAGCCACTCCATGTATAGTTATCAAATGTTCTTCCAACATGACAGCCTTGCTCTGTAAAATCTTGAGCATCTGTTGCACTACCAACACTTACACCATCTAAATACAAAGTAACAGTTGAGCCAGACCTGACTGCCGCTATATGTTGCCAAGTGTTCAATGTCAAATTTGTACTTGATTGAACAACAGTAACAGCAGAACCTTTGTAAAGCCCCCAAACTCCTGCACTTGAACTCGCAAGACCTAAATCCATTCCACCATTTGATAACGTTGTTCTTGTATCAAAGACAGCACGATATGCAGAAAAAGCTGTTGGGTAAACCCATGCTTCAACTGTAAAGTTTGCCGTTCCAATCGCATAAATTGGGTTACTTTTGCCTGTTAAATAGTCGCCAGTCCCATCAAACGCCAAAGACCCTGTTCCATATTTCTTTACAGTTGTAGAAATCTGTGCATTGCCCACAGTTTCTAAGTCGTTCATCATGGCGTTGTCAAAGATTGCTGCGTTGACTGTGTTTAGTAACAAAGATGTGTTTGTGATTGCTGACAAGGGTGCGGTATTGGGGGTGAAAGATGCTGTATAAACCGCAGTACCTTTTACCAATCGCAAGTTTGAAATGTAACCAGGAAATGAATTTTCAGACCCATTGTTAAAACCATCAGAACCAATCATGGGTCTGTCAGTTCCACAAGTGTAATTACCAGAATCTGAATATGTGTTAGACGCTGTGCCATTGACATATGCGGTTGTTGTGCCTGAGTTCTTAACCAAGGCAACATGAGTCCACGCATTTACAGTAACTGAAGCAGAACTGGTCAAGACAGCAGAACCATATTGCCAAAGTTGCAATTGATTAGAAGCATTAAGTCTCATCCGCAAACCAGTTGCTGAACCAGAACCAGATGGCAAAGTGTCAAATACAAATGGAGTGCCACCACCAACAGTCAAGTAAATCCAAGCCTCTGCTGTCCAATCTCCAGTACCCATTGCATTAGCGGTATTGGCACTTACAGCAATTAAATTATCACCATTACCATCAAAGTACCCTGACCCACCAATCACGCTTGTAGAGTAGGCGGTAGAAGTACCAAATGGGTTGAAACGCTGAACAGTTACACCATTGACTGATGCCGTAAGGGGGCTTGCGCTGTTATCAACAAAGCGGTTTGATTGACAAGTTAACAGAGATGTTCCTGATATGGCAGTCAATGGTGTTGTGCTTGGAGTAAAAGACGCTGTGTAAACCGCAGTACCTTTGACAATTCTTAGATTGCTGACATAGCCTGTAAGTTTGTCACCACCCAAATACTGCAAATAACCAACAGTAACTAATGTTGTTCTGTTAGTCCCTGCTGTGCCGTTTGTTCTAGTGCCAACAGAAGTTCCATTTACATAAAGTGTGATGGTGCTACCACTTCGTACTGCAGCAAGATGAGTCCATTGATTTGCAGTAACAGCACCAGAAGAACTTTCAATTGCAGGGCCTCCTTCGCTATATGGCGCCCAATGAAATTCTGCAACTCCACCAGAATCTACTGCAAGTATCCATTCTTGACCACCAACATCCCATTTGCTAGTGACTATTTGAAAGGCACTTGTACTGCTTAGAAAAACCCAAGCTTCTATTGTGAAATCTGCATCAAATGTAAATCCATTGTTATCTGGAAAATTTAATGGTGTTGAAGATGACCCATTAAAGTAATTAGACCAATTAGACCCATAAGGCGAGAAAGAACCTTGGGTTGTATTGCCATTGCGGGTAATGGTGAAGTTGTTTGTACTGCCGTCTATAAATGTATTGTTTTGAGCGCCATTAGTCCCATCGCCATGTAAAAGCATGGTGACGTAGTTGAACTTATCATCTGGTGCTGCGCCAGAGACTGCTGCTGTTTTCCCTGCTGCAAACATAGTCAGTCCTTATGGTGTGTAGTTCTGGCCGACAGTCGTGCCGTACCAGTTTGTACCATCGGCAAAGAATGAATAAATGTCTTGCTTGGATGCCGTGCTGGTCACAGTCGGTGCTGTACCGCCTGGCCATTTAACTGTTGACCAAGTCACTGTGCGTGAGCCTGTTCCATCTTGCTTCAAAAGCAAAATGAATGACCGACCAGCTGTGGCCGTTGGCATGGTGATCGTTGCATTGCCTGTCAGGGTCAAAACTTGAAATGAACCATCAGCCAGGCTGATTGTGTAGGCCGTGGATGTGTTGGCCGTATTCACCTCTTCGGTGTAGCCGTTTGTGAATGTGCCAGCCTCGACTGTTTTATTTGTCAGGGTCTGAGTGCCTGTCAAAGTAACATCACCAGTGGCAGCAGCTGCAAAACCCAATGTGCCAGAGCCGTTTGTCTTCAAGACATAATTGGCCGTGGAGTCAGTTGTTGGCAGCGTGAATGTAGTGACAAAGCTCTGCAAGTTAGAGTCATAGGCCAGCACATCAGTGCCAATGGCCACGCCAAGCGCTGTCCTGGCTGCCGATGCAGTAGCGCCACCAGTTCCACCTTTTGTGACCTTTAGCACTGGGCCAGCATCAAACAATGCGTCAATGGTGTCCAGATCGGTATTGATCTTTGTTCCCCAGGTGTCAGTGGATGCACCGACTTCGGGTTTGGTCAGCAATAGATTCGTGGTGGTTGTATCAGCCATTTTTCACCTCATGCGGCAATTTGCCATGTTTCACTATTATCAGCAATTGGAGTCCAAGTTTCACTTGAATCACTAATTGCAGTCCATGTTTCTGACTGGTCAGAGATCGGTGTCCAAGTCTCTGAATTATCAGATATCCCAGACCAACTTTCTGCTGTGTCACTTTCTGCTTCCCATTTTAGTCTTGCATTGACCGCCATGGATGATGTTTCTGTGAATGCAATTGCACCAGGCTGCTTGCGCTGCGCATCAATGGCCATGGTGCTGGTGTCAACAATATTGAAGCCAGTCGATCCAATAATGTTTGTGACCACCGACATTGTCGATGTGTCAACGATTAAAGCCTCGCCAATGGCATACCTGACACCATCCACCGCCATGGTGCTGGTGTCGCTGATGGCAGCTTGGCCCACCGCATAACGCACCCCAGCCACGGCCATGGTGCTTGTGTCACTGATTGTGGCTGCACCTATGGCATAGCGCAGGCCGTTGACGGCCATGGTGCTTGTGTCTGATATCGCCAGACTTGCTCTAAGAATTGAATTGGCATTGACCACCAATGTGCTGGTGTCAGATATTGCCAAAGCGCCAAATGCGTATCTGGTCGCTGCCACCGACATGGTGGATGTGGCGCTGATGGCCACAGTTGCATTGGAAATGACGCCTGCACCCACCGACATGGTGGATGTGGCCGTGATGGCCACGCCTGGCTCAAATGAGCCTCTGGAGTAATTGCCGACCCCGTAAGAGCCGTAGCCGTAGCCTACCCTCGGATCAGAGTATTGGCCAACACCAAAATTCCCCGATCCATAGGCTGCCATATCAGGCCAAAGTGATGCTCAAAGATGTAGCTGGGATGCGCAAGACATCGCCATCATTGATGGTGCGCGCTGTGGTCAGTGGCGCCCAGGCCAATAGGTTGCCAGAAGTGCTTGCATCAAAGATGCCGGCCCAGCCAATTGATCCCCAGTTGCCGCCAGAAGCAGCTGCAAACTCGATGGCCGCTGCATTGGTGAATGTCGTGGCCGTGCCAGAGCCGGAGATCGTGCCAGTCACCACCCGTGCGTAGCCACTGCCAGACACCTCAGTGCCGCCACCCGTGTCACTGGGTGCAGCCGTGAAAAGGCCAACATACCAAGCCGTGGGGCGCGTTGCGCTATTTGTAGTGAAAACCCAATTTAAAACTAGGTTTTCTGTGTAGTCGGTAAAAGATGACATGGTCTAGTCCTTATCCAAAAGTCTTTGCACGGGTCAGCAATGCACCACCAGAAGATGCACCACGATCATCGGCAGTTTGTAAATCGTTCAAGGCTCGCTCATACAGCGTTGCCCATGTCTGGATTCTCGCATCATCTTGCAAGTATGGTGCAGCCTGGAGCAATGCGCCATACAGATAAATGTCAGGACTTGAAGCCAAAAGCCAGTTGCTGGCCACACTGCTTGATAACTTTGTCAACTTCGCGTAATAGGTCAGCTCGGTCGTGTAATTGGCATCAGGTGTTGGGACAATTCTGAATTGGCCACCGACCACACCAAAGAATTTGGGCTTGCCACTTGCCGTGTAATTGGCCGCCTCATTGTCCAAGGCATCAATGCTGAGAAACGACAATGGTGTCTGGGGGTTTGTGCTTGTGAGCTTCAAAGACTTGGTCTCTAAGAAGTCACTTGGCACAGCGCCATATTGCGCGTCAAAAGACGCATTGGCCCTGACGATCATCTGCCTGGTGCGCAGCGTTCTTTCAATTTGTGCCTCGGCCAGAGAGATAAAGTCAGGGATGGCCGTGGTCAGGTCCGACCGATTAAGCCAGTCACCAATGGATGTCTTCAGCTCTGTATAGGTTGTCAGTGCCATTATTGGGCCTCTTTTTCCATCTCTTCTTTCACAATCCAAGTGTGTTCATGGCGAAATTCAAACGTGCCAATGTGACCAATTTCCTTTGAAACGTCATGGTCGATGTAGACTTTGTAGCCCAGCTCTTGAGCTTTCTTACAAAAGAACACATCTTCACCCATGTAGCCTCTGGTGGCCTGCCACGGCATATCAAACCATGGCTCGCTCATGCCTTCAAACACCTCGCGCTTGATCAGCATTATGCCAGTGCCAATGCTTCCCACCTCTTCCAATCCAGTGGATTCTGGCATGGTGTAGACCGCTTGGCGCTTGCCTTCAGCGTCATAGTTCTGGGCAGTTGGGCCAGTTGGCATTCTGCGCCTGGCACAGTTGGCGGCCACGATCTCTTTGTCGTGCTTGAGCAGCCGCTGGACCATGTCCTGTGGAAACGTCATGTCCGAGTCAATGAAAAGAATATGGGTGCAGCCCTCTCTCATGGCATCCAAGCAAAGGTCAGCCCTTTGGTTTTGAATGATCGTGCCTTGCATCAATTTCAGACTGATAGCGTCTGTTGTGTTGAGTGTGTGATAGGCCACCATATTGACCATGCAATATGTGTAGTTGGTGTGGACCTGATCACGGGCCGGTGTGCAGACTGCAATGTAGTTCATACTTTTCCAGGGCGAGTTCTAAAGAATTGATTTTCGCTTGAGTTTAACCAGCGCTTCATGTACTCCTGGTCATCGATCTTGCCCTCGGCCTTCATCTTGTAATAAAGGGATTCGGGGATGGATGCCACCAAGTGCCACTCACCGGTCCAGTTGGCCTTCTCATCCACGGCGTTGTAGATGGCCTTATTTGCCTCGATGACATCGGTCACATCTTGCTGGGTCTGGATGGTGACTTCATCGGTGTCGGTGTTGTAGTGCCAGGTGCGTGTGATGCCTTGCTGGGCGTTTACATCAAATAATTTTTTTTCAATCATTTTAAAAAAGGGCCAAGTTTCCCTGGCCCTTTCCATTTACCTTCCGATTAGGAAGTAATCAGGTCTGCTGCCAAACCATGAGCCAACTCAGAAGTGATCTTGTGACCCCATTCGCAAATCAAAAGTCTCTTTTCGGCATCGCCCGTCTTCGCCAATTCGACTTGCTGGTAAGGGCGCAGCACTGTCATCTTGGCGTAGTCAGGATCGATCACCCATGCATCACGCTCACGCTGGAAGCGGTTTGCAATCACTTGCACATTGCCGAAATCACTGCATCAATGTTAAATGAGACTCGCTACCTTCTCATCCCTCTTTCGAGGCTACCAGTTACCTGGTAGATCAGACTATCTCTTCACCCTCATTATGAGGGGCTGGGCACTTCGGACCGCTTGGTCCTACGAGGCTCCCGCCTCTAGTCGTTACACCTTCTGATTTCTCAGCTTGGCTCGGTATTGTCCTTTGTCCGGCTTGACAGTTAGGAGGTTCACCGAATTCACCCAGTTACAAATAAGCATTACTGCTTATCGACGCCATTAGTTAACGTAGATATCGAC